AGAATTAATGACCATAGCATTTGTATTTTTTCTTATAGTAATGTCTGTATATTCTATATCAAACCAAGCGTATGGTTACAATATAAATAGTAAAGAGAAAAATTATGTACAAAGTATTTACTAAACCTAATTGTCAATTTTGCGTGAGGGCTAAAGAGTTATTAGATAAACTCAATATCCCTTACGAAACTTATCACTTAGGTAATACAATTGAAGGTGGTGACGGAGACTATACCGTCACTATCGACCAAATGTTTGAAATGATTGGCAAACCTGTAAGAAGTATGCCTCAGATAATGGTAGACGATAAACTCATAGGTGGATTTACAGACCTAAGAGAATACTTAATTAACGAAGGTAAAATTAATTTCGCAGGCGAAAAACTATGACGGCAAAAGTATATGCATTCCCTAGTGGTGAAGAGATTAAAACTAATATAAAATCTAAACAGAAAAAGATATTAGACATACAATCTAAACAATATGCGGATTCACTAACTGACGATTTAGTGATACAAGTTATTGGTTCATTACAAAACGAGGGATTAAATATTGGAAAGGCTCATGGGGATAAAACATTTTTAGATGTTGGTATATTCCTAGAAGCATTCCGTGCCATGATTTATAGAGAGTTAGATATATCACACCCTTTCCATGATATTACAAACAATCTAATGTATGTAGAAAATGCAGGTAAGAAAAGATATAGTGTGGCTAATTATTCTGGTACAGAAATAGTTACAAACACAAAAGAACTAACAGAAAATGATATTGAATTTGAAAGCGAGATTGACCTAAATGATTCTGATTGATTATTCACAATTAGCAATTGCTAATATTGTGATTGCACTAAAACAAGAACAAAAATTACCTACACCAGAAATGGCAAGGTATCTTATACTTAATTCTATTCGAGGGTATGTACATAATCATAGAGAAGAATATGGACCAGAAGTAGTTATTGCCGTAGATGGGGCACACCCTTGGCGTAGAGATATATTTCCACATTACAAAGCAAAGCGTAGAGAAGGTAGAGAACAAGATGATACCTCTGATATTATCTACGAATACATGGACATCATAAGACAAGAACTAGAAAATAATTTTCCATACAAAGTTGTTAAGTTAGATGGCGTAGAGGCAGATGATGTAATTGCAGTTATAATTAAAAAGAATGTAAAGAAATGGTTTACAAACAAATACTTAATTATTAGTAGTGATAAAGACTTTCAACAATTGCAGAAATATCCTAATGTAACACAATACTCACCTGTACTTAAAAAATTTTACGAAACAGATAGTCCGCAAGAATATATCTACGAACATATTTTAAGAGGTGATCCTGGCGATGGTATACCAAACTTTTTATCACCAGATGATACCTTTATAAATGGCATAAAATCTAAACCAATAATGAAAAAGAAACTTGTTGGTTGGGTTGACACACTTATGAGAGGTGAAGATGCCAAAGAATTTTGTAATGAATATCATTATAGAAACTTCCAAAGAAATCAAAGACTTATTGACTTTGATTTTATACCAGAAGATATCCAAGATGATATATATAAACAGTATGAAGAAAAAGAACCAAAGAGTAAAAGTGATATTTTACCTTATTTAATAAAGAATGATTTACAATCATTGATTGGCAAAATAGAGGAGTTTTAAATGAATGATAATTATGCTTTTTCGTACCACGAAATACTTACAAAGGTAAACAATAAAAAAGATAAACCTGGTAAGATAGAGGTATTAAGAAAATATGATACAAATGAATTAAGAATGTTTTTAAAAGGTTCATTCGATCCTAAATTAGAATGGTTATTACCAGAGGGTAAACCACCATATAAAGAAAACCCAGCACCAATAGGTACTGAACACACTTGGTTAAAACAAGAAGTAAAAAGAATGTTTCATTTTCTAAAAGGTGGTAATCCAAAACTATCACAAATGAAAAGAGATAATATGTTTATACAAATGTTAGAAGGACTATCTGCTGAAGAGGCACAACTATTAGTATGGGCAAAAGATGGTGAGTTAAATAAACATTACAAAGGTTTAACATCTAATCTAGTCCGTGAGGCATTTGGTTGGGACGAAAACTTTATGAGAATTAATAAATGAAGATAATTGATGACTTTCTATGGAAAGATGATCACAAATTTTTTGTTGACTTATTTGAACATAAAGATTTTCCCTGGTACATTTGTAAAAAAGTAGCAGCCCAAGATGTACCAGAAGAATATGAAAGACAATGGTACATGACCCATGTCTTTTATGATAATACCATTTGTTCAGATCACTATCCACCAATAGAAGAAAAGATTTTAAAACATAAAGACTTTCCTACAGTATTGGCGATGATGAGAATAAAAGGTAATATGTACCCTGGGGCAGAAAAATTATCTGAACATGCGCCTCATTCAGATACACAATTTACCCACATGGGTGCCATATATTATCTTAATACTAACAACGGTTACACACTTATTGAAGGTCAAAAGGTAAAGAGTATTGCCAATCGCATGGTATTTTTTGACCCATCAATACCACATAATTCTACGGATTGCACTGATCAATCGTACAGAATGAACATAAATTTTAACTTTTTTGGTGCGACAACCTGACACATTACACCTAACTTACTGAAAAATAACACTTTTAATTTTAAATTAGTGGTTGACAAATCACTTGTTTTGGTATATATTGGACTCATAATAACAAGAAAGGTTATATTATGAGACTAGAAAAATTTGAAATTATGAAAAGAATTAAACATGTTGCAGATAACACCAACGATGGTTGTGTGAATACTGACCTAGAAAACTTACTATCTATTTTAAAATCTGCTACGGCGATTGATGTTAGTTTTAGACCACAATGTTATGAAGGTAAAACTTTAAGAACTCATGTTATGGTTGATCACGGAAACTTTAAATCATTAGTACATGAAAGTGAGGCTCTATAATGGCACAAATGAAAAGATTTGCCACAAACGAGGCAGAAAAACAATTAGCAATTATTGAAACTAAAGTGGCAAAAGGTGAGATATCTCTTACTGAAGCCAGAGACGAATGTATCAAATCTACTGTAAATTGGGGATTGATTGGGTTCTCAACTATTGATGAACTTGAAGAATACCTTTGTACAGAAACCGCATTCAAAACAATACAATAAATATAAGAGAGAGGTTTATATGAGACTATTTTCCATTACTTTTATTATTGCAGGGTTGATTGCCTTTGCCATTGCAAAAGAACAAATGAACAATTGCACAGACGATGGTTGTGCAGATTTCTATGATGGACAAGAAAACAGCACACCTGCACCTATCGTAAAAGTAGAACCTACTAGTTATGTAATACCAGTTGTAAATACAACAAGCGGTAAAGACGAATTTGTAATGTCTCTATCACAATGTATTGACCATATTTACCTAGATGTACCAGAAGAACAAAGAGTGCCTAAAGTATTAATAATCGCACAGGCAGCCTTAGAGACTGGTTGGGGCACAAGCAGATTTGCCAATGAAGGTAATAATTTATTTGGTATTCGTACTTTCAATAAAGATGATGAATGGTTACTACCAATTACATGGGACCAAAACAAATGGATAGGTTGGGGTGTAAAAGTTTATCAAAGTAAATGTGATAGTGTAAAAGACTATGTAAGAATTATTAATGAAGTGTGGGCATATGAAGGATTAAGAGAGGTGAGAGATAACGGTGGTGATGTATATGAAATGGCAGACCACTTAACATTATATGCTTCTAAACCAACATATACAACTTTAGTAAAACAATTAATCAAATATAATCTGGAGGGTAAATATGATATCTAGTTACCAAGATGATATACATTTATTCTGGAAAAGAGCAGAAGCATTGTATAAGTTTATACCAAAAGCACCTGCAGATATGAAACATATTTGGGAAGAGAAATTAAAAGAACTAATGAAACAAATGGGGAAATATGAAGTTAGACGATCTTAGCCCCAATAGATGTGTGGCATTCTATATGATGTCCTCATACCTTTACTACGAAAAAGATAAACAAGTTTTAACAGATGGTATGTTTGACCAGATGTGTAAAAAAATATTAAAGACTTGGGATCAAATAGATCACCCACATAAAAAATTAATTGATAAAGAATCCCTTGAAGCGGGCACTGGTTATTATATTAAATATACCAATATGATAAAAGGTGCCGCAGAGAGTTGGTATGCAGAAAATCAAAGACTTAAAAAAATGACACCTAGACAAAAAGCATCTTTAGGTCAATCATCATTGGAGAATTTTTTTCAATGATATCCAGAACAGAATACGAAGATAAAAAACAATACTATGATTTTCAAAGAAAAAAAGAATATCAAAGAGATTGGATTAGGGCAGTATATGTTCAGGCAAATAGTTTAGGCAAAATGATTGCCTATGATAAGGACGATGTGGTTATTGAGGATATGTTTGCTGTATTAGAAGAAGAAAACTACCAGACACCACCATCTAATTATGTACCAGATAATCCTAAATGGAGAATTGAAGACGAGGATTATGATGATTGGTGCAAGGTAAGAAAAAATATACAATATAATGGAGTAAACTTATGGAAATGAAGAAAATTTGGTTGACAATGAAAACAATATATGATATAATACTTGAAAATTGGTTGATAATATTACTTACAGTAATGTTTCTGTGGGTATCAATGATTGCTTTTAACAAACCAGAACCAGATAAAACAATCATTCAGATTGAGATTGATTTAGACCAGATAGATAAAAGTTTAACATCTATCGAAGAAACGATTGATGAAATATTTGGTAAAATAGAAGTACAACTTAACGAGGAGTAATATGAATATTTTTTATCTTTCAAAAGATCCACATACGGCTGCAAAAATGCATGTTGATAAACATGTTGTAAAAATGATTGTAGAGTATGGTCAGTTACTATCTACGGCACACCGTATGAACGATGGCATAAAAACTGAGGCAAGAAGTAAGACTGGTCGTAAGACTTGGCGATATATAATGGAAGATGAAAAAAGACAAAACACACTATACCAGGCGGTACACTACCATCACCCAAGTGCCGTATGGTGCCGTGAGACTAAAGAACAATATCAATGGTTATATAATTTGTTTAGATATCTAGGACATGAATACACACATAGATATGGTAAAGTCCATTCTACCAATGTAAAACTTAATCAGATTTTAGAACAAGTGCCAAACAATATTGGTACTGGGTGGCGTGAACCACCACCTGCGATGTCTCACTATCCACAATGTATTGTGCCTGGCGATAGTATCAAGTCATATCACAATTACTATATAGAAGCAAAAGCATATTTTGCCAAGTGGACAAAACGAGACACACCTGAATGGTTTGCGAAAGGAGTGGCATGATTACTAATATATTATTAGGATTGATATTTGTTGCATTATGTTTTATAGGTCTTATGGTATATGCAATAGGGGAAAAGATAAGTGAGACAAAGAAGTAAAACATTTAAAAAAGAAGAACCACCTATACCGTTCACTTTTGATTTCTACCTGATATACTGGGAAGATATTCAAAGTGATAGTGGGTGGCGTGATTTGAAAGATATACAGGATTCTAAACCTGCAATCTGTGTTTCGACAGGTTGGTTGGTGAAGAAAGATAAAAAGGTTCACATACTTATGAGTGATTATAATTATGATGATAAAGGTGAACTGGCAGATGGTGGTAATTCTACGGTGATACCTACAAAGAATGTAATTAAAAAATATAAGATAGAGGGATTATGAGAACTTGGGTAATTGAATGTTGGGACGGTGTAATGAACCAATGGTACAATCCATTAAAGTATATACCTGACTTACAAGTAAGACATATGGTTTTACAAATACTGGCGTGGTTGTGGTGTATTGCATTTAGTTTATATTTTGCTTCATGGTTTTTATTTGGCGTAACAGTTGTGGCACACTTTGTATTGATTGCCGCAATAGTTGTTACAGTGGCGTCATTTAAAATATCTGAAAATGTATATAGATTTAAAGAAGGTTATCATTCACCAGATAGACAAAGAGGTTTCGTATATTATAGAGACGCAAAAACTGGCATGCCATATAAAGTGCCACTACCAAAAAATGATCCAGGTGGTGAACATGATTAATCATGTAATGGGTATATTTGGTGCAATCGTTTTAACATTTGTTGTTATCTACCTGGCACACGAATGGGATATACCTAGAAGATTTTTTTTACACGGACTAGAATGTTCTGGTGCGATAGGAGGAGGTTGTATATGATAGAAGTAAATACAAAAGAATTTTATTGTGATGGACCTGAAGATGGTGAACACCCGAGAGTTTATTATGTGTTTGATGATGATAATACAAAAACATGTATGTATTGTAACATGACTTATATTTACAGACCAAGTGAAGTTTAGAAAAAAAATTAAAAAGATACTCAACAAGAATGAGTTTTGGATGGGTGTGTTTACACTTGCAACAACTTGGTGGTTGTTTAATGTAGGTGTGTTATCATCTTTAGTTATGATTATACCATTATTGATTGCAGTTACAAGACCATGAGACAATATATTACAAGACTAAATGTTAGTATCGTTTTAATTATATTATCTGTGGTACTTGCAATATCAGTATACCACGAACATATTAATGGTGCAGTAGTTTTATTTTTAATTACAACAATACCATTGATTGCTTTCCCTTTTCTGTGGACAGTATCAATCTACAAGAGACAAGAAAAGAAAAGACAAGATGTAATGAAAGGCAAATGGAAATGAGTATAGTGATTTTAATTTTTATGATTGCGGCCGCAGTGGTATTAGTTGTAGGTGTAATTGCGATGGCAGTAAATGGTAAATTTAATAAACAGAATAGTAATAAATTAATGAGAATGAGATTATACTTTCAGGCAAGTGCCTTGGTTGTAGTTGTTCTATTGGTAATGTTAACAACATGATAAAACAAATTGATAATGTGCCAGAAAAAGTTTTAGAGTATTTAAAAACTGGACATGGGCAAGATTTAATTAATCACAATCTGGTAGGTCAAATGCAAAAAGAATTTGAATATAAAGATGTACCAGAATATGTAAGTGATTTTATATTACGACAAACACAAGACCCTATGTTTACAGACTATCTGGCAACACTAAACATATTGTCATCAAATAAACAATTGTATCTACAAAAATTATGGATAAACTATCAAGGTAAACATGAGTTTAATCCTGTACATCATCATTCTGGTGTATTTTCTTTTATTATCTTTATAAAAATACCATATAATTTAGAAGATGAAGACAAGGTATTTCCAAAAACTGGACATGATTATAATGCAACAAGTAGATTAGTATTTTATATGATAAATCAATTAGGTAGAATTTTTGATTTACCTGTTCATGTAGATAAAAGTTATGAGGGTAAAATGTTAATGTTTCCATCTTTTGTACAACATGGTGTATATCCATTTTATACAAGTGATGATTATAGAATAACAGTAAGTGGTAATGTAAGTGTGAATGTAGAATGAAAGAATTTAATTACGATTTTGATTATAAGAATACTTTGTTTATGCCAAACGATAAACGATATCGTATTGGTAGAGGTGAACAAGGTGTATTACTTGTTAGACCATACACTAATGATATATGTAAGTTTTGGCGATTTAAAACACCTACAGAAGCGGCACTATCATCTATAAAAATATTATATCTCTATCATCAATATAAAGACCAAGAAGATTTTATAGGCATGGATATGTGTAGAAAATTTTTAGAAATGGGTTTTACCAGAAGTAGAAGATATGCTAATCACAAAGATGGTAATAAATATGATGAACATGGCATGGTCAAACCTATCGCTAAAGACTTTCTAACAAGTGATAAGGCAAAGAGTGCCAAAGTATTTTTACAGGCAAGAAATAGAGTTACTAAAGACCCGATATATATAAAAATGAGAAAAGAATGGAGAGCAAAAGAAAATGCCAGATGACGATAACTACGAAATAGAAAAAGAACAACAAGAGTTATTAGAGTCCACCAAAGAAAGTAAAAGGGCAAAACAAGAACATCTAAATGTTAAATGGAAAGTAAAACCAGATCCAACTAATTGTGGAGAACAAGAGTAATGCCAACATATAGATTTGAAAATACAAAGACAGGTGAAATATATGAGGAACTTATGTCGATTGCAGAAATGGAAAAACATAAGAAAAAGAAACATATCAATTTATTACCACCAACACAAATGAATATAGTATCAAGTGTAGGTCAGATAGATAGTAAAACAGATAGTGGTTGGAAAGACCACTTAAATAGAATTGCAGAAAAACACCCAGAGAGTAACTTAGGTAAAAGATATAGAAGACAAGGTGTAAAAGAATCCAAGACAAAAGCAGTATTGGCTAAACATAGAGCGAGGGCAAAGAATAAATAAAAGTAGATAGGTTGCAGACAATAGTAGGAATATTATATACTGGTAAACAGAATCCGAAATGTAAACTGAGCAACCACTCATAAACAAAGTGAAAATAATATGGTAAGTAAAAAGAAAACATTGGGTATATCGTCAACAGAATTAAACGACATAAAGCCAATAACAGAAAATCAAAAAGAGGTATTCGCCTCTTATAGTAAAGGACAAAATCTTTTTCTATATGGTGTGGCAGGAACAGGTAAAACTTTTGTTGCATTATATAACGCATTAAAAGATGTGTTGGATCCCAAATCACCTAGAGAGCGAGTATATATTGTCCGTTCATTGTTACCAACTAGAGACATAGGTTTCTTACCTGGCGATGAAGAAGACAAGTCTTACCTGTATCAAGTGCCATATCAAAACATGGTACGATTTATGTTTAAACAGCCTGATGAAAGGTCGTTTGACCAACTGTATAATAATTTAAGAAATCAAGGCACAATAGATTTCTTATCAACGAGTTTCTTACGAGGTATCACCATAGACAATGGCGTCATCATTGTGGACGAATGTCAAAACTTAAACTTCCACGAACTTGATACCATTATGACTAGAGTAGGACAAGATAGCAGAATAGTATTTGCAGGTGATATTCAACAAACAGATTTAACAAAGACAAACGATAGAAACGGAATATTAGATTTCGTTAATATCATGCAACAAATGAAAGAGATGGATTGTATAGAGTTTGATATAGGTGATATAGTAAGATCAGGTCTACTGAAATCATATCTCATAAACAAAATTAAGTTAGGACTCCACTATGAAGCATAATTGGGAAAAAAGTTTAGAAGTAATTTTACACCACGAGGGCGGTTATGTAAATCACCCTAAAGATCCAGGTGGTGAAACTAACATGGGTGTAACTAAAAGAGTATACGAAGACTTTGGTGGCACTAAAGATATGAAAGATTTAACACATGAAGATGTAGAACCAATCTACAAAAAGAATTATTGGGATAGAGTAAAGGGTGATGATTTACCTGAAGGACTTGACCTAATGATATTTGACTTTGCTGTTAATGCAGGTACAGGTCGTGCCGCAAAATTTATACAACGATTAGTAAACACAACCGTTGATGGTGGCATTGGACCAAACACACTAGGTAAAATCAAAGAGTATGTTGACCATTATGGATTAGAACAAACAATATCATCATATGCTTTGATGAGACAAAACTATTACGAAAGTTTATCTACCTTTGACACATTTGGTAAAGGGTGGACTAGACGAGTAAGTGAGGTAACAGAAAAGGCAAAAGAATGGATATCTTAACATTACATATACTTGCTGTTGGTTGTATCATATACCTATCATATAGATATGGTGTATATAAAGCCAATAAAGAATTTGATAAATTTTTACAAAGAATGTCTGAGGTTGAGAAAGAACTCAACAAGAAACCTGTAGACCCTTTTTTTACTAGGCGATAATGCCAGTAGATTTACTTTATCCTACACCAATCTTTGTAGATAGAACATTTGACGAAAACATTTTTGTAGAAATACAAAATGCAGTAGATAGTGAAACATATAGTTATAATGACTATTGGGGTAAGACCCATGAACTATCTAAATGTGGTGATATTTTAAAAGAGTACGAATGCCATCATCTTCAAACATGGTTAGAGAAATCATTAAAAGAATATTACACGGTATTAAATCGAAGTCTATTAAAGTTTAATGATGATTTTGCCATAGAGAGTTGGATTGCAAAATTTAATCCTGATGATTATGCACATATTCATTCACATGGACATGCAGATATATCAGGTGTATTCTACCATCAGACAAACGATTTAGATGGTCATATATGGTTTGAGAATCCTGCAATACAATCAGAGCAATCTCTATCTTATACACAAGAGGTTGTTAAGTATGCACCTCAAAAAGGTAAACTTATAATGTTTCCTGGTTATATGAAACATGGTGTATTGAGAAATCAAACACAGGACACCAGAATAAGTCTATCATTTAATATTTACTTTCCAAAGAAAACTGCTTGACTTTTTGGTCAGGTTATGATATAATAATATTATGTTTTTACACAAACCCCCAACGAAAGATTTACCACCTCTAAAGGCCAAGACCTCAGATGTTGGTAGATTTTATACAAACCTAGAGACTAACGAATCCTATCCTTCTATTACTACTGTTCTTGGTGCACAAAGTAAACAAGGCATATTAGAATGGAAGAAAAGAGTTGGCGAAGATGTCGCCAATCATATATCAAATCAGGCCGCAACAAGAGGTACGGCAGTACACAATATGGTAGAAGACCACCTCAATAATATAAATGTTGATGAAGTTGAAAAATATAAAAAACAGTTTCTACCTAGAATGATGTTTAATGTTTTGAAGCCTGAATTAATTAAAATAAATAATATTAGATTACAAGAAGCCGCGATGTATTCAAGTGATTATACAGTTGCTGGTCGTGTTGATTGTATTGGCGAGTATGACGGTGTATTATCTGTTATAGATTTCAAAACATCTACAAAAGAGAAAAGTGAAGATTGGATTGAAAACTATTTCGTACAAGGTAGTGCCTATTCTCAAATGTACAAAGAACACTTTGGTGAAGAAGTGCCACAGATTGTAATACTAATAACAACTGAACAAGGTACAACGCAAGTATTTAAAAAGAACCCGTATGATTACCTTGAGAAATTAAAACAATATGTCGAAGAATTTTATAAAACACTTCCTTAGTTTTTGGTGTATTCTAATTGTAGTTAGTTTTTTTGCAAAACAATTACAAAGTGAAGAGCACCCTTTATTTCCAGATGGCGTTATGAGAACGCAAAATGTGCCAATATTTTGTGGTCCAGGTCCAACAGTATTTTCGTATGCGAGTAGTATATTTAAACAAAAATCAATCGCATGGTCAGATGTAAAATCAGTTGGTGATCCTAATTCAGAAACTTTTGCTTGGGTGTCATTTTGGTATAGTGAAGAACTAAAAAATGGCTCTGTGTTTTTAACTGTTAGAGAAACAGGTCAAACATGTTTAATGGGTTACGGTATGGATTGGATATTTGATACAGAATTATTATTAGATATAGTAAATGAGCAAATGAATGAAAATTGATTTTTTTTGTCCTTACTATGATTTGATAAAGTATAAACCATACCCTATCAAACAAAACATGCCAGATTGGTTTAGAAAATTACCAATGTACCATGATAGACAAATAAATCAAAGAACTGTTAAGGCATGTGTGCCATTTGTTGATGCTATGACTAGTGGTTATTGTATACCAACACCGTTTGATTTAAAGATTAAAAAACAAGTAAATGAAGAAGGCAATTTTAGTTTATGGACAGAGTGGGGCACACTAGGTGCAAGTGAATTGATTGATAACAAGTATGGTAAATTACCAATGTTAGACTTTAGTGGTCATGACCCACATCAATATACAGACATGCCATTTCCTGATGGTTATTGGAATCTAGTTGCAAAGTTTGTATTACCATGGTCAGTAAGAACACCAGGTGGTTATAGTTGTTTATTTACACCACCAATGAATAGAGAAAGAGTATATTTTGAAATCATATCTGGTATTATTGATACAGACTTGTTTGAATTTAATTTAAACTTTCCTATCTACATGAAAGATTGGGACCCAAATGAAGGTCCTCATGTAGAACTTGTTATACCTGGTGGCACACCTATTGCACATGTATTTCCATTCAAAAGAGATAATTGGAAAATGAATATTGGTGAAGATCCTAGACACAATACTACTGAAAAGAAATATAAACGCCATGTAAAATTTCTATCAGACGCTGTACATAATTACAGAAACAAAACATGGAGAAAGAAAAGTTATAGATGACCCCTAAACAATTTGCACTACTTATAGAAAAGCGTGCCAGTCAAAAAAAGATATCACACATGGACGCAGTATTAGATTACTGTTTAGAAAAAGAAATAGAACCAGATCAAGTAACACATTTAATTAACAGAAACTTAAAAGAGAAAATAAAGATGAATGCCCAAGACTTAAACTTTCTACCAAAGACAGCAACACTACCAGTATAATGCAAGATGGGTACGAAGCATACAAGAAATACTTGGCACTAAAATTACATTTTACGAGGGACGATTATGACTTTTTTAAATTTAACGGACAGACTAAAGCAAGTTATGAAACATTTATACAACGCAACGATAAGTATTTCTTTATCAAGGCAGCCAGAAAATATGGCGATAGTATTGTGGACTTTTTTGTTAGCAACTTCATTTCTAGTAAGTCGCCTTACATAAAAGACTTTAACCAAGAGGCACATTTAGATAGACAAAAACGAATTGATGGTATATCATATTACTTTGAAACAGACATGGCACAACTATTAAGAAAATCACAAGGAGACTTTAACAAGATATTTAAAATTACGAGAGGGCAACACCCCATATTAGTGAAAACATATATGGCAAAGAGAGTAACCTTAGAGACCTTATGTGTCCTACAAAACATGTTTAATTACATCAAAGATTTTGATAAACATATTTCTGACACAATTATATGGCCACAACTAAAGACAAAAATATTAAAGTATAAACCTTTTCTACAATATAATGAGACTAAACTAAAATTAAAACTGAAAGAAATGGTATGATAACAGTAACAAATAATTTTGCGAGTGATGTGGTAACTTGGGAAGAAGCAATACATGATTACGATAGAAGTATGAAAGAAGGACTAGAGGTTAAATCATCTACCCCACCTGGTTTCTTTGTAACACATAATATAAATTATTTACCTAAAGTAAAGAAAATATTAGATAAACTAACTTATAGTGTGGCACACTTGTATTGCAACTTAACAACACTTGCACCTACATTTGGTGAACATGCGGACGATGTTAATGTTTGTTTCTGGCAATGCCAAGGTGAAACGAAGTGGGTGATAGAAGAAAAAGATTACATACTAAAACCAGGTGATTTAATATTTGTGCCTAAAGGTGTTAAACATAATGTTATACCTTTGACACCTAGACTTGGTATATCAATGAGTAAAACATGAGTGAGAATTTATTTGTATTAGGTAATGGTGAGAGTAGAAAAGATATAGATGTCGAACTACTGAAAAGTAAAGGTAAAGTATATGGTTGTAATGCCATATTTAGAGAACATGAACTAGATGGTTTGATTGCAGTTGACCCAATGTTAGAACACGAAATATATCAAAGTGGTTATGCACATAAGAATCCATGTTACTTTAGAAGTTGGGATGGCATGCCTGTTGATCATTATGAAATGATGAAAGAGGCACAAACAAGTAATATGAAAAGTCCTAACATAAGAGAATGGAAGTATAACCAAGAAGGACACTATCTATCTTTTGTAATACATGGCACAGCCGCAATAGATACGAACAGAAAAACTGATAGATGGAAAGGTGAGGGTTTTGAAAATGTTTATATCACATGGTTATATGGACACGATAAGGTAACACAATTAAAAGAAATTATGAATGATTACTATGCCGGGTCATGGGAAGGTGAAGAAAGAGGTCCTGAAGACCCTGGTTGGTCATCTGGTGCAACGGCGATGTACATAGGTTGTAAACTAGAAAAACCTAAGACATGTTATTTGATAGGCATGGACATGTATAGTACCACAGATTTTATTAATAACTTATATAAAAACACACATGGGTATCTCAACCAAGACGAGTCCTCAGTAACACCACAAAACTGGATTACACAAATGGGCAGAGTAATGGTGAGATATAAAGATATTCAGTTTGTTAAGGTAAACCCAGAGGGCAACTCAAAAGTAAGTGAGAGAATGTTACAATGGGATTCCATACCAAATCTGACTTATCAACATACTAAGGAATTTATTTCACATTTAGCGCTTGACTTTTAAGCCTACCTGTGTTATAATAGAGTTATCATTTAGCAGAATTATATTGGTTGCAAACTTTATATCGTTCTGGCTGAACAATGCTTAAGAGGGCATAAGGCAAAGTGGTTAGAGGGTAGTGGGCAAACGCCTCAAGACACTAACTGTTTGTTTATTAGTAGGGACCATATCTGTACGAAAGTATGACTTGGACTCTTCCTGAAAAATTGTGGGTAATACTCCAGTTGAATCCCACGAACGGCTAAGTGATAATTAATTTTCACTAAAGGTAAAAACTTGTATATATACTAATATACAATTATATGAATACAACGAATACAAACATAAGGATAAAATATGTCATTTGCAAATTTAAAAAGAAGTCGTGGTAACTTCGACAAACTAACTAAAGAACTAGAAAAAGTTACAACCCCAGCAACAAATCAAAACTCATCAGACGATACAAGATTTTGGAAACCAGAACTTGATAAGAGTGGTAATGGTTATGCTGTTATTAGATTTTTACCTGCAGTAGAAGGTGAAGAACTACCATGGGCAAGAGTATGGTCTCATGCTTTTCAAGGTCCTGGTGGTTGGTACATTGAAAACAGTTTAACAACACTTGGTCAAAAAGATCCAGTTGGTGAAGAAAACAGTAGACTTTGGAATACTGGTTCTGAAGCAGATAAAGAAATTGCTAGAAAGAGAAAAAGAAAGTTATCATACTTTACTAATATCTTTGTAGTATCTGATCCTGCACACCCAGAGAATGAAGGTCAAGTAAAACTTTACAAGTTTGGTAAAAAAATATTTGACAAAATTACTGAGGCGATGAAACCTGAATTTGAAGATGAACAAGCAGTTAACCCATTTGACTTTTGGGAAGGTGCAAACTTCAAACTTAAAATTCGTAAGGTAGATGGTTACTGGAATTATGACAAATCAGAATTTGAATCACCATCAAAACTCAAAGAGAATGATGAAGATATAGAAGCACTTTGGAAGAAACAATATTCCTTAAAAAGTTTTTCAGACCAATCAAACTTTAAATCATATGATGAACTCAAAGCGAAATTTGAAAGAGTTGTATTTGGTTCTGGAAATACCGCGACCGCAGACGAAGTAAATATCCCACCTGTAAGTGCGGTTGAAAGTGTTGTGGAAGAAACTAAGGTAGAAACAGCACCGTCAATACCTGAAACTGCTACTCCCCCTAGTAGTGAAGACGAAGACGATACTATGAACTACTTTAGCAAATTAGTCAACAATTAATCTCTCCTGTTGAGTCCACAACTTATGGTCCGTGCTCTATATAAATAGAGCATGGACTTATTTTTTACAATATTAGTAGATTTTGGATTACCCGTTGCCGCAGCCATGGTAATGGGTCTTTTCATTTATATAATCCTAAAGTATATATTGGCAGGTGTGGTAGACCAAGTTGCAACCATTACAATGTTAATATCTGCTTTAGATAACAGAATAAAAACTATGAACCACGACATGATAAAACTAGACATACTGATTTCAAGTGCCTTAAACTTACGACCAGATTTAGATAGAGTATCAAGGTCAGATGGTAAAGAAGACGCAAGAAAAGATTAATGGTAGAAGTAGAAGTAACAAGTCCAATTATTGAAATGTTAAATCAATATGGTTTTGCCACAGTGGCTGCCATAGCGATGGGTTGGTTCATCTATTTTATTTACAATTATGTTACAGGTCAGATTATAGAAAAACTTGATAAGGCACAAATGACTACCATATCACTAATAGATCGTATTAGAATGCTAGACAATGACTTGATACGATTAAGGTCAAAACTTAACACCGTATTAGAAATGAGAGAAAATGAACAAAAAGATAACAAGCGTAGAGAACCAGATAGAATACCTGAAAGCCCTAAAGATAGCGGGGATTAGTTTAGCAATACTCATACTAGGTACAGTGTGAGGCGTAATGATATACTTCTGGTTTTTATAAATAGTAGTATATGAAAACACTAAAATGGTTAGTGTTAGGTTTTACATTATGTCTGGCGATACCTGGCATTACAAGTGAATTAGTACATAATTTTACCAACCCTTCTTTCTCTGGGTCTGGTTATTCTACCCATGTATTATCACTTGAACAATTAAGATACAGTAGAGAAAAGAATATTGCGGACGACGCTAGGTCTGCGGCAGCGGCTGCAGAAAGAGACGCCAACAATACCACTATCAACAAGTTTATTAAGAATGTTGAGAGTAGAATATATGCCAATCTATCTAAACAGTTGGTTGACAATATGTTTGGTACAGAATGTGAAAGTGAATGTGAAACATCTGGTACCGCTGAAGTTGAGGGTTCTACAATCTATTGGGTCAAAGATGAGACCACAGAAATTATTACATTAACAATTACATCACCAGATGGCACTACAACGACCATGAGTGTGCCTGTAGGCGATTTCAAGTTTTAATATGTCTATATCTTTTCCACAATTTGCGGCGGTGATTGCGGTCTTTTGTTTAACTGTTGGTTGTGCGTCAACTAAATCTGATAGTGTGTTCTATGGCGAAACACCTTACACACTAGAAACAGAAACAATTAAAAGATTAAAAAATATACCAGAACTAGGGCAACCACAGATTACAATTGCTGTATATAATTTTCCTGACAAAACAGGACAGAGAAAACCTAACGATAGATTTTCTCAACTATCTACGGCAGTAACACAAGGACCAGAAGTATGGGTCATCAACTCATTAAAGGCAGTTGGTGGTAATGAACCTTGGTTTAGAGTATTAGAAAGAGAAGGACTAGATGCTCTCATAAAAGAGAGACAACTTATAAGAAGTACAAGAGAACTATATGATGGTGAGAGTGATGTAAAGAACCAATTAAAACCTTTACTATTTGCAGGACTTATAGTAGAAGGTGGTATTGTAGGATATGATACGAACATTACGTCTGGTGGTGTTGGTATGAGATATTTTGGTATAGGGGCAAGTGAACAATATCGTACAGACCAAGTAACAGTTTCGCTTCGTTTAGTTTCTGTTCAGACAGGAGAAATCTTGTTAACAGTATCAGCAACAAAAACGATAGCGTCATATTCAAGTGGCGGAGATGTATTTAGGTTTTTAGACATGAGTACAAAAGCGCTTGAAATAGAAACTGGTGTCGCAACTAATGAGCCAGTTAACTATGCAATCAGATCCACAATAGAACATGCGGTGCATAATTTAATATATGAAGGTATCGAGTGTGAGTTGTGGTCATTTAAAATAGAGGAGTAAAAAGCATGTACGCTAAAATTATAATGATATTGATGTTGTTTGCCTTACCGGTAATGGCGAATGATATCTATGTTACACAATCAGGTGCTACGCTTGACCTCGACATTACCCAAGACGGACAGAACAACACAGTAGGTAACTCTACCACTTCTTCAAGTGTTATTGGTGCTACTACGACTATCGACATTGATCAAGTTGGTAATTCGAATGTTCTAATGTTTGATGTGAACGGTGCAACTTTTACAGGTACTTTTAGCACAACTGGTAACTCAAACGATATTGAATTTAATTGTGATAGTGAAGGAAATAATTCTTCATGTGCTACTGCTACGGCATCCATTGTATGGGCAGGTAACAGTAACGATTTAGATATTGATATTGGAGAGACAGCAGACGCGGCTAACGCAACTGTAAATATAACAGGTGCAAGTGGTAGTGATTCCAATGTCGTTGCGGCGACAATAGATGGAACATCTGCTATTTTAACCTTAACCGTTAATGGTGATACAAATAATTATTTAATTGACATAAATGGTGATGGTGATGTCAACGGACACACTTTAGTCCACAGCCATACTGGCTCAATCGCTGATGTAGATATAACTCAATCTGGTGTTTATGATAATATAATTAACTTGACAACAAGTGGTGATAACCATGATATTGATATATCCCAAGACGATTAGGACAATAATATTATTAATAATATTCTATACTGGCTCTTTATGGGCCAGTATAGGAGAAGTAGACCAAGTAGAAGGTAACGGAGTTATCGACCGTAATAAAACAGATATAACAATCGAACAAGAATTAGAAATAGAACAATACGATACAGTAAAAACTGGTAATGGTAAAGTTGGTATATTATTTGTAGATGATACCAGAGTAGATGTAACTCAACATAGTAAACTTATCATAGATGAATTTGTATTTGACCCTAACAGTGGTACAGGTAAACTTACACTAAAGGCTGCACTTGGCACAGTTAGATATGCGTCAGGACAGATTGCAAAAAACTCCAGACAAGATATAAAGAT